TAAAAGATTTAATTGCCACATCTATCTTATAAACTATGATGAATTTCTAAAAGATTTAATTGCCACATCTATCTTATCAACTAACTTTACAATAGACCCAAAAGAAGATTCTAGCCAAGAAAGGTTTATAAAATATAAATTAGTTAATGGTCAAGAAATTAAAATAATTCATGATGAAAATTTAGATAATACAGGGAATATAAATGAATATACAGGATATACTATAGAAAGTTCCACTCTATACTTAAAAAATTAACTTTTAAATTATATAATTATGTTACTAAGTCCAAATTTGACTTTAAAACAAGCTGTACATAGTCAAACAGCTATTAGAAGAGGAATAGATAATACTCCTACTCCTGAACATAGAGCTAATATGCTTTACTCTGCTAAAAATATATTTGAACCATTATTTGAAAAATTTAATGGTCATATTAGAATATCTTCTTTCTATAGAGGACCTGCTTTAAATAAAGCTGTTGGTGGAAGTAAAAGTTCACAACATATGACAGGAGAAGCTATAGATATTCAAGGAGCTAATGGTGTTACCAATGCTGAAATATATAGATATGTCAGAGATAATATGAATTTTGACCAATTGATATGGGAATTTGGAACTTCAAAAGAACCTGCTTGGGTTCATGTATCTTTGAAAAAAGTAGGTAATAGAAAACAAACTCTAACTATAAAATAAATCTTATGTTAGAATACATTCAAAAACATAGTAATAAAATAGGACTAGTTGCTGTCATAATAGCTATTAGTTTTATACTCTTACAGATTGTAAAATCTTGTAAAGAACAACCCTCTCAAGAAACAAAAAAAACAATTAATAGAGAGCAGAATATAATTGATAGTTTAACTAAAGCCAATATTCTTCTTGAAAATAAAAATCAATTTCTTGGAAACACTATAAGAAAACAAGATAGTCATATTAATAAACTAGCTAGTAATTATCAAAATAAGAAACAATTTGCTAGGCAAGTTAAGATAGAATATCAAACTAGAGATTCTTTAATTGTAGGTACAGATACAACTTGTGAAAAATATGTAGCTACTTTAGAAGAAACTAATGCTTCTTGTGATAGCCTTACTTCTGAACAAGATAAGCAAATATCTTCTTATAAAGAAAAAGATATTCTAACTCAAAGAATTATGGATAATAAAGATAGGTCTATCTATTCTCATGGAATAATAATAGATGCTTTAAAATTAGAGATTAAAAAACGAAGCAAACTGTTTTCAATAACAGCAGGTCCAGGTGTAACTTATACAACTGATAAAGAAATTAAAGCAGGTTTTCAAATAACAACAGGTTTAAAAATACTAGAGTTTTAAATGGCATTAATAGAATTTCAAACTATCAGAATTGATTCTGATAAAGAAGCTGAAGATAAAGAAAGATGTAAAAATCTTAATCAAGAATATGACCCTTCTGAAATGGAAGATAGTGATATTTATAGATATACTGCAAATTTATCTTATCCTATAGTTTCTATTCAAGAACTAACAACAGAATACAAAGGTAAAGAAATTAATGCTGTACAAGTAGTCACTACACATGAAAGAACTCCTTTCTTATTAATAAGTTATGATGACTTCATAGGATTAATGAAACATATAGATAAGAATTTTAATATTCTAGCACCTAGTAAAATATACAATAAAGATGGCGATATTATTTCAAGTAACAAATAAAACAGTACAACCTACTGTTGAAACTTTAGCTATATCTCCATTCTCAGAGATATGGAGTAGAGATACAACTAGAGATAAAGAAATAGCTTTAAAGGAATTTGCTTATATAGAATTTATGAGTTCTCAATTAAAGACTAATCCTTTTAAAGATTATCCTGATGGAGAAAAAAGTAAAAAGATATTAGAAGCTATTAAGTATGAAGAAAGTTTAGAACATAATAATCATATAAACACTATCTCTAATGATATTTTAATTAGTAAAGGTATAGCTTTTATAGAAGAATTACAAACTAATGCTTCTAGTACTTATAGGTTATACTCAGCAGCAATGAAAGCTAGAGATGAATTAGAAAAATTCCTAACTAATCTTGATATGGAAGATATAGACCCTAAATCAGGAAAACCTTTATGGAAACCTAAAGAGATTACTTCAGCTATGATGGATATTCCTAAACTTACATCTTCTTTAAATGATTTAAAAAAGAAAGTAGAAGAAGAGATATTTGAAGAAGTAAAAACAAGAGCTAATAAAACAATATCAGCATTTGCTGACCCAAATAGTATATAAAATAAAAAAATTAAGTATGAAACAACCAATAACATTTTATTTGTACCAAATAATACATGATTTATTTTGTAATTGTAAAGTTTATCCTTTAAAATGGGATAAAGAAAAATCTTCACGAACTTCTTTAGGTCATTTTTGTTGGTATAAAATGGGATTCTTTATTAATCATTCTTATCAGGACAAATTTTTTTTTGATACAATTTCTAAAAAAAATACATTGTTCAATCTATTTTTTGTAATTCCTGGTGATGGTAAAGTTGCTAAAAAAATAAAAAATCCATTCTATTTTATAATCAATTGGTTATTATGTCAGTATTACACATATAAATTTTTAATTTTATATAAGTTACATAAAAATAATAAACAATATAGATTAGCTACCAAACCTTATGATAATAATAGTTTAATTGATTGGGATAATGAATAGTAATTCAATAAGAAATCCTAATGGTATTTGGATAAATACTAATGTATTTAGAGAAGAAGCTATTTTCTTTCAAAGAAATGGTTTCTATAATTCTGACCCTATAGGAAGTCCTGATTGGTTTGCTTATTGGAAAGAACAAAGAAAAAGATGTATAGAAGGTTATACCGTAGCAGGAGTTAAGATTACAGGTTATCATTATTTCTATTTGAACTTTTGTCCTATTATGAAAATGGATGAAGGTGGTAAGAAATTAACTAACTATAAAACTAGAGATTTTCCTAACTTTTGGGATGGTGATTATGAGTATTTTTGGTGTAGAGAAATAGCTAGGTCAGGTACAGTAAAAAGTCAAGTAAATAATTATGCTGAATATGAATCTTATTTAGAGTTATCTGAAGCAGAACAACATAAAAAAGATATTGAATATCTTGACAGATTAAAATTAGTGAGTAAAGTGAAACATAGTAACTTGAAAGGTAATATGAATATGATTGTGGGAAAAGCTCGTAGAAGAGGTTTCTCCTACAAAAATGCTTCTGTAGGTGCTTGTAACTATTTTCATTTTCCAGGAAGAATTACATTGTATGCAGCTTATGAGAAAAACTTCTTGTACCCTGATGCAACTACTATCTTCCCTATGACTATGTTTTATATAAACTTTATAAATGAGTTTACAGCTTGGACCATGCCATCTGATGTTATTAATAAAGTTGCAGCAGGTCACATTAGAGCTTCATATAAAGAAGTAGTTAATGGTGTAGAACTAGAGAAAGGTTTTAAATCAGAAATTAGAGCTATATCTTGTAAAGATAATGCAGATGCACTTAGAGGTAAAGATGCTTATGATGAATTTTTTGAAGAATCAGGAGCTTTTGGACCACCTGGATTATTGAAAGCAACTATATCTGCTGCTGAAGATACAACTAAGCAAGGTATCTATAGGACAGGTATGATTACTGTATTTGGAACATCAGGAGACCTTAAATCAGGTACTGCGGATTATGCAGATATGATTAATAACCCTGAAAGATTTGACTTTCTTGCTTTTGAGAATATATTTGAAGAGAAAGCTACAAGTAGTATAGGATTTTTTAGTCCTGCTAATTGGAACTTTACAGGTTTTATGGATGAGCAGGGTAATTCTGATAAAGAATCTGCTAGAAATTTAGTCATTAAACTTAGAGAAGATAAAAAAGCTAAAGGTGCTACTGCAAAACAATTAAACCAAATGGAGCAAGAGAATCCATTAACTCCTTCAGAAGCTTTTGGTTCTACAGGTTCTAATATATTTCCAATACAAGAACTTAAAGCTCAAAGAGATATTGTTAAGAATAGAGGTCTTAATGATTTAAGAGGTCAGAATGGGAAACTATCTTTAGACCCAAGTTTAGGAGTAATCTTTAATGTAGATTTAAAGAAGAATCTTACTAGAATAGATAGTATGACTGTAAATGAAGATGAAATAGGTTGTCTTACAGTATATGAAAGACCTATTGAAAATGCTCCTAAAGGTTTGTATAAAATAGGATATGACCCTGTAAGACAAGATTCAGGTACATCTTTAGTTAGTTATGTTGTATATAAATCTAATATGAAAGGTGTTTCTAATTTCTACAATGATAATATTGTAACTATTTATATAGGAAGAAATGAGACTAATGATGATAACCATAGAATAGGAGAGTTGTTAGCTATGTGGTATAATACACAGGTAATGTATGAGAATGAAGTACCTGATGTTAAAACATATTTCCAAAGAAGAAAACTACTAAGCTTATTGGCACTTCAACCTGATGGTGTTATTTCTAAAGCTGTTAAAAAATCTACAGTAAGCAGGATATATGGCTGTCACATGACAACTCAACTTAGAGATGCAGGAGAGAAGTATATAAAAGATTGGTTATTACAGATTTGTGAATATGATGAAGAAGGGAAACCTGTAATGAGATTGAATAAGATTTATAATCTAAGACTGTTAGATGAATTAATAGGTTATGATAGATTACAAGCTACAAGATATGACGTTATTTCTGCATTAATTATGGCTATATTTCAAGTTCAAGAAGAATATATAGATAAAGAATTTGAAGATAAAAGTGATAAAAACAAAGGAAAAAGCTTACTTAAAGCATATAAATCTTTATTGGGTGGATAATTTTAATTATATTTGCATTTTAAATTAATAATAAGATGGATTATGCTATTTTTGACATAGGTGATAAAGTTGAGAGACTATCTTGGAATGAGAAAATAGCTAAAGACTATGATTGGTTTAAAAAGAAAGCTAGATGGGTTTTAACAGTTTGTCAGTATGCTGATTTAAAAAAGACCTCAGTTAATTATGACTTAGTAAATAACATATTAGATGAAGAAGATTTTAAATATGTTGTAAATCCTTATAATAATCCAAACTATAAGCTTCCTGCTAGATTACAAAATAGAGATATAATCTCTACAAAAGTTAAGGTCCTGGAAGGAATGGAATTAAAAAGACCTTTTGTTTGGAGGGTTGTAGCAGTAAACCCTGAAGCAACTACTAGAAAAGAACAAAAGAAAGCTGAAATGCTTAGAGATTTTGTTGTTAATAGTATTATGAATCCTATCATAGAAAATACTAATCAACAATATAAACAACAAATAGAACAATTACAACAAGATGGTTCTCCTGAATCTCAACAACAGATTCAGCAATTACAAGCTCAAATACAAGAACAAGTAAAAGCTAAAACTCCTCCTGAAGTATTAAAATATATGGAGAGAGACCATCAAGACCCTCTTGAAGTAATGACTAATCAAATTCTTAAATATCTTATACAAGAAAAAGATATAAAAAGAAAGTTTAATATTATGTGGAAAGACTCTGTAATTGCAGGGATAGAAGTTGGTAAGATAGATATTAAACATGGTGAGCCTACTGTAGAAGCTTTAAATCCTAAAAGATTTAGATATTTAAAAAAATCTGATGAAGTATTTTTTGAAAATGGAGAAGCTTGTTTTTATGAGTATGATATGACTTTTAATGAAATAATAACTGAGTTTGGAGATGAATTGACCGAAGAAGAAATAAGATTAATTCAAGAAAAAACATATAATAGAGGTGGGTTAAATACTATTGATTGGGATTTTGACGAAATAGTAAATACAGATGTAAATATTGGTGTTTCAGTATATCATTGTTGTTGGAAATCTTTAAGAGAAATTGTTACTTTAACTTATTTAGATGATGAAGGTAAAGAACAAGAAATGATTGTAGATGAAAACTATAAATTAGATAAGAATATAGGAGATATAGAGCTTAGTTATGAATGGATTCCTGAAGTATATGAGACTTATGTTTTACCTAATGAGATATATCTTAGAAAGAGACCTATACCAGGTCAATTTAGAGATATGAGAAAATTACATTATAGTAAACTCCCTTATTATGGTGCTGTTGTAGATGAAAGAAATTCACAACTAACTTCTATTGTAGATAGAATGAAATATTGGCAATATATTTACAATATTGTTTATTTCAGAATTGAATTATTAATGGCTTCTGATAGAGGTAAAAAATTAATGATGAACATTAATGCTATTCCTGATTCAGCAGGTATTGATATTCACCAATGGCAACACTTTTTTGATTCAACACCATTTATGTTTTTCAATCCTCATGAAGAAGGTATGGATGGATATAGTGATGTAAATACAATGGCTAAACAAGTGGATTTATCTACTGCTCAAGATTTAGATAAGTATGTACAATTAGCAGAGCATATTAAAAATGAATGTAAAGAAGCTGTAGGTATTAATGACCAAATGGTAGCACAAATATCTACTAATGATGCTGTAAGTAATACTCAAGCTGCATTAGCACAAGGAGCTACTTTATTAGAACCATATTTTGCATTACATGATTTAGTAAAAAGAAATATGCTTACAGGATTAATTGAAAAATCTAAAGTAGCTTTTGAAGATAAGGAAGATTTATATCTATCTTATGTTCTTGATGATTCTAGTATTAATATGTTTAAAGTAGATGGGCATTTATTTGAGAATGCTTCTATGGGATTATATGTTCAAAATTCATTAAAAATAGAACAAATAAAAGATACATTAAATCAACTTTCTCATGCTGCAATGCAAAATCAAGTTATTAAAATGTCTGATGTTATTTCTATAATGAAAGAAGAAGATTTAACTCAAGCAGAAGAAACAATGAAAGCTGCTGAGAAAAGATTAGTTGAAGAAAATCAAAAATCTCAACAATCTCAACAACAACATGAAATGCAGATGCAGGAAATGATGAAACAACAAGAACAACAAAAACATAGTAATGCTATGGAGTTAGTTACTCATAAAAACCAAGAAGAAACTAAGAAAGGTATGGCTATTGCTGCTGTAACAGGAGCTTCGTTTAATCCTGATGAAGATAAAAATGATAATGGGGTTAATGATTATGTAGAATTAGCTAGAAAAATAGCTGAAACTGACATAAAAAAAGAAGCTTTAGAGTTGCAAAAAGAGAAATTTAGTCATGATAAATCTATAGATAGTAAGAAAATTGAACTTGAAAAGAAAAAAATAGCGTCTAAAAAAACACCATAAAATTAAAAATTAATCTATAGGGAGAAAAAAAATCTTCCAAAAAATTAAAGAAAAACATTTAATAAACTTTTAATCACCTTAAATTTGCAAAAGAAATGAGCCAAGAAACAACAAACAATTTAGAAATCAATTGGGATGAAGAAGAAACATCAGTAGTAGATACAGCAGAAAATATTGTAGATATTATTGAAAATGACAAACCCGAAATTGAAACAGAAACACCAACTTCTACTACAAAAGAAGTTAAGAAAAAAGAAGAGATAGTTGAAGAGACAACTATTGATTGGGAAAAAGAAGAAGTTGATACTCCTTCTGAAAACCCTGAAAATGATTTAGTAGATAAAGGAGAAAGTTCTGAAGGAACATCTAATATCAAATTAGCTCTTGTTAATACTTTAGTAGATAAAGGTTACTTAAATGTAGAAGATTATCTTGAAGAGGGTGTTACATTAGAAGATTTGGAAGAAGAGGATTTGCAAGAACTTATTGATGAAGGTTTAGAAGCCAGTCAAGATGCTAGTATTGAAAAGAAGATAAAAGATTTACCACCAATAGGT